ACAAATTTGTACTGAATGTGACGGATTGGTAAATGGAAGTGATACATATAATTACCAAGAAGATTTAGGTTACAAAATAATTAAGGAGAAATAAGAATAGTGGTGTGTTCTGGCAGAGTCGACAACGAACACTTAATGAGGGCTAAAGAAATGCAGCCAACCCCTCGCCACTTTTTTACTCGGGAGAAATAATGAATTCTAAAAAAGCAAAACAAATACGTAGAATGTTAAAAGAACAAGATGTTGATTGGAGTGATTCAAAACCAGTACAACAAATTATCAAAGACCACGAGGGTAATGAAAAACGTTTAGAGCGTATCTTTCAAGATCCGAAAGGTGGTCGTGCTGTTTATCGTTCTATGAAAAAGCTAATAGAATCAAAGCGTTCGCGTTAGTGCTTTACTTTGGCTACTTTGTAAAGTAAAGTAGTATATGTTATTAACTAGAAAGGAGAAAGATATGAGTGTAGATGTAAGTTTACATAAAGTAACAGACGTTCGATGGGACGACCCGTACCCTTTAGACTATGATCGTCAGGGAACAGATGACACCTACGTCGGCAAAATTATAATAACTCACCGCGATTGGCAAAATCACGAAGAAGAGTTTAAAATAAGTTTGTTCGGCACAAAAGAAGGTTTGGCATTACAAATAATACCAATTACCCCAGAAGGGACGGAGGCGTTATGAGCAAACCTATTGAGACCGTTAAAGACTTAGTCGGCGAAAAAGTCTGCAAATTATTATTTAACGAAGTTGACGAAGTACAAAACGCTTGTACAGATTATATATGTGATTTGATCTCGGAAAGCGACAGACCACATAACCCACATCTAAATGAGGTACATGCACTCGTTAACGAATTTTTACATAACCTCTATGGTGATGATATTGATCGAGCTAGGCGAGAGTCTGAGTGGGTTAAATTTGCCGTAGAAGAAACACTAAAAGGGAGAATATAAATGACAGAAGAGACTATGACATTAATCGGTGTAATCGCCCCGTTTTTCGTATTGGCGATACTTATTATAACAATGTATTATTTAGGAGATAAAAATGGGAAATAGAGCAGTAATAGCGTTTGATGAAAAACACAGAGAAAAAGACCAATGTCCAGCAATATACCTTCATTGGAACGGCAGTCGTAGTACCGTAGAAGGCTTTTTGAAAGCCGCGAAAGAGTTCGGTATACGAGGCGACGATCCAACGTATTGTATGGCTAGATTAACACAAGTTATCGGTAACGCGATTGGCGGCACGTTATCACTCGGTGTCGGATGTTACGGCAACTTCGGTGATCCAGGCGACAACGGCGTCTATTGGATTCGAAACTGGGAAATCGTCGAGCACGATACGGATTTTTCTAGTGAGTATTCTGAAGAGGGTGTTAACCAAGCGTATAACGAAACCGTCAATGCTAACGAAGGTTTTCATACAGTCGGGACTAAAGAACTATGACAAAAATAGAAATTATATTTACCGATAAACGTGCTGAGGAGTTACATGCTCCTCAGTACGCGACCGTAGGATCTGCGGGATTAGATTTACGAGCCTTAGAACATACTGTGATTCATCCTGGAGAAACTATGCCATTTGCAATGGGTTACCGAATATATATCGGCGACCATACGCTTTGCGGATTAATTGTTCCTAGATCGGGTTTAGGAATAAAAGGCATTATGCCCGCAAACGTATTAGGATTAATCGATTCTGACTATCAAGGAGAGTTAATGGTGTACCTTAAAAACCATGGGGACGAAAACTTTATAGTAGAAAGCGGAGACCGTATTGCTCAATTAGTTATTATGCCAGTCGAACATGTATATTTTTCGATAGTATCCGATTTTAGCCATACCACGGAACGTGGCGAAGGCGGATTCGGTAGTACAGGAGAAAGCTAATGGAAGATTTTGAGATTTCGATAAAAATAGCAGTATATAAGCCAAACGGTGAATTTATACGACAGCTCGGTAATGCGAGTCTTTCTGACGAAACGATGGCGTTGTTAATTAAAGACGTAGCGGTAGAAGTGGATAATGTCTAACGGCTCGTGGTACTGCTTTATTCGCGTTTGTTCCACCTTTATAATATATAAGTATTAACTAAGAAAGGAGAAAGATATGTCCGATAAAAAAGAACCAGTGGTTCTAAAAGAAAATAATTTTTTCGATACTAAAGAGTCCCTCGACGAAGTTATGGAATATATGACCGCTTACGCAGGTAAAGAAAATGCGTGGCTATGTGCAATGACTATGGCGTTTACATTAAACGCATTAATAAGAATGATGCACGAACAGGGTGACGGCACTTGCGTAGGAATACGTGCTAAAACATTAATAGAGGAGTCAGCGTAATGGAACAGTTATATAGGTTATCGATTTATAACGAGGACGGTAGTGATCGACACACGTTTTGTCAATCCTGTACGAAAGACCAGATGTTTTATGTTATCGAAACGTACGGGAGTTTATATACACAATTCGAAAAGATCGCTGACGATTTAAATCTAGAGTACGGCATATTAGAGTTAACGGATGATAAGACTCATCTCTATTGGGATAACGGTCATATTGTTGCAGAAAACCTATCTACAGGCGAACTCTTCAGTTATATCAGTGCATCGCACGGCGGCTACGGATTAGAACCATTTAAGGAGATAGTATGAGAAACGAATATTTTACAATTAGAGTTTACCCAAACGCGGCAACAGGCGACCACCGCTCATTTTTATTACAGTATTCGGCTACGTTGACTCAAGCAACGCGAGTTGTAGAGTGGTACGATAGGCTGTGGCGAGAAATAGTCGAAAAACAACACGATAATTTAGATACAGATTTCGAACACGTAAGTATCGATGCGTTGACCGATGACATAGTACTACAACAATGGGAAGGTAGCGAGATATTAGCGTTTAGTCGATTCGATGATGCCGTACTTTATTACGATGGTAAGGAAGGCGAAGAATGGAAACAATACGGTGTACAAAAAGATTGGGTAGAAATTAGTGATCGTAAATTTATACCTAGAGGTACGCCATTGGAGGATCTATTATGAAGTATTGCGTAACAATCGAATTAGAAAGTAAGGCGGAAGCCCACGAAATTATCGAACGGTTGCCACTCGAGCGACCAGTATATCTTAGCGGTACGCGACCGAAAGGTTCATATCCCGTGGACGATTGGGAACGCGAGAGGCTTAAGAAACAGCGAAAGTATAAGCGTTAGTCGTTTGCTCGTAGCGGTGCTTTATTCTACTTTGCTCCCCCTTTATAATAACTATACGCGTAAAAGAGTTTTACGCGATAACTAAGAAAGGAGAAAGAAATGTTAGTTGATTTTGAAAAAGAATGTGAAAGACAATTACTATCACTAGATTGGAACTTTAATGAACTTTATAGGGATTTTGCTAAGATCGGATATACCGCAGAAGATATGTTTAGGGGAGTTTGTCTCAAAACAGCACGCGTAGCAGTGAGTGAGTATTACGAAAAACTACAAGACAAAGCTATACGAAAGTATTACGGCGATTAACCAAAGAACACAGAAAGAGCTCGCTAACGCGGGCTTTTTTATGGGCAATAGTCGTTTTACTGCTTTTAATCGCGTGTAAATTCTTAGGTATAATATACGCCTAGCTTTTAAAAGGGCTAGGATTTTAATAACAAAGAAAGGAGAAAGAAATGGAAAATAAACTATATAGAGTTAGCTTGTGTCATTTTCATGAGCAAGAAAGGAACCCAAACCAATACCGAGAGTTCCTTTGTGTCACTACAGTTGATAAGATAGAAAAGATACTCGACCTCTACAACGAGTTGTGGAGTGTGCTTTATACAGGGGATAGTGAAGCTTGGAGATCGCCCGAAGCTCAAAACCTAAACGAGCCTATTAGTGAGAGTACTATAGTAGAGGAACTAGAAGGATTGGATCCAGATGCGTTGCTCGAGGATATCGAAACAGGCGAAAAGTTCTGGTATGTACATAAGTACGATAAAGACTACAAAGTTGTAGGATATGAACTTGAACCGATAAAGTAACTATTAGAAAAGTCCTATTAGTAGTTTTAGAAAATAAAAAAGTTTTTGAAAAAAGTTTTCAAGAATTACTAATAGAAGTAATAAACTAATAGAATCGAGCTGAAAGGCTCGTGAACAGTGGATTGTTTGAAAAAGCAAAAGTAATAGAATTCTATTAAACTATTAGAAACAAACAGGTAAGAAGCTGAGAGGGCACGAGAAAACTATTTTATTTCTATAAAATCTATTAATATTCTAATAACTCTATTAGAAATGTTGGTAGATAGAATGAAACAACTCACTTATACTCCATTAGTTCCGTCAGAGGACGGGAACACACTGATCGACGAAAACGGTAAGAATTGGCAACCAATCAACTCTAAGCAAAAGAAGTTTTGTAAAGAGTATGTCAAAGGTATGTCAGCCACTGAAGCAGCGATGAAAGCAGGCTATACGAAGGATCGTAAGGGCGCAAAGACTCAAGGCAGTGTTTTACTGAATCATAACCCAGTTGTACGAAACTACCTCATTGAGTTAGAAATGGCACTCGCGGAGAGGGACGCAGTTTCTCTTGAAAGCCACCTGTCCACGCTCCACGACCTGCGGGAAGAGGCAAAAGACCAAGGTCAGATATCCGCGGCAATCACCGCCGAGGTTCATCGAGGCAAGGCTGGCGGACTCTACATCGATAGACGAGAGGTGTTGACCGCGAAGATCGATCTTATGTCCAAGGACGATATACTCACTCGCCTTGAAGAACTAATCAAGAAACGAGCATCCGAGTCAAACGTGATCGAGGGAGAGTTTACTCAATCGTAGAATCCCAGAATCGCTCTACTCTACTCTACATACTCTATCAAATCTACTCTATCCCTGACTCTACTCTACACTTACCCTTACCCATTCCCAGATTCCAGGAATCCGCGATTCGAGCGCGACGCGACGCGAGAGACGAGCCACGGAAAAAGGACGGAAAGGACGGATAATAAATATTTAATTATTTAGATATATAGTATTGTATTAATAATTAATATATGTATATAATACGCATGTGGCACAGACATAAGACCACATTAATTAACTAATAATAATTATGAAAACTAATAATAAAGATGTGAAAGCTAACACACAAACAGCTAACCCTTTTAACCCTACGTCAACTGGCGGCGGTGTTAACCTCAGTATGAAAGTAACTATAGGTGCTGATGCTCAAGCCGAGTATCAAAACTTACCTAGACAGGTTCAATTAGTTCTTAACTATGTATATGATCTAGGCGGCACTGCTACTATGGGTGATATTAATTCCTTTAGTGAAACTGCTAGTGGTAATCAGTTCTGGGGTAGAGGTGATAGTTCTTATGAACAGACACCTAGTAAAATAACCGCTCACTATTCACCTAAAGTATTCGGTGATAAAGAGTGGTCTAAGAAATTAGGTAAGCTAGAGATACTTAAAATAGTTAAGTAGCTTAACCTCTCTATAAGAAGGGTAGTCTACGGGCTACCCTTTTTTTATGTCTACTATTTAACTACCTAACCCTTACCCTTAAACATACCCTAAGAACGCTATAAACGCTCTCTACTAAACGATATTATATAAGCCTATAAGTAAAGGGGTACCCCCCCTTTTACGCCGTAGCGGGGTACCCACCCGCCCACACCTAGTTTCAGCCTTAGTTTTGCATATATTTTTCAAATAAAAAATTTTGCAAAAAAATTTTTACGAGTTATATTATGAACAACTCGTTATCCACATAACTACTTTACTTATGAAGATCAACCGTCTAACAGAAATTGAACGCGAACAACAAGACGAAATCGATCGAGTATTGAAACTCGCAGAACAAGATCCTGGATTACAAGAAGTTTCATTATTTGCACCCAAGGCTCCTGTAGGAATCCTATCCCAAGCATTAAATACAGGTGCATCAAAACTAGCTTCCATGGTTCCGCAACAAGTGACAGAAGCCTTTGCAGGTTTACCGTCACTTATGGCTCGCGGTTCGGGTGAAGGTTTTGAACGGTTCGGTAAACGCAGAGGGGCAGGCGCGTCCCGCGTAAATCAAAATTTAGATAATTTAATTAGTGACTTTTTTGCACAAAGTAAAGGCGGAACTGACCTTAGTGACGTAAGCCAATACACGTTAGAATTACTTAAAGCCAATCTGCCCGCGATCCGCGCAGCGGCGGCAAGACAAAAACAAAACCCGAAAGCAGGTCTAAATCGTTTAATTGAAATATTAGAGGAACTTGAATAAAGTTTACAAGACTATGATTTTAAGATTAAGATACGCGCTAAGATAACCATTTTTAAATTAAACTACTTTACTTATGCCAAAAATGAAAGCCAAGAAAAAAGCTCCAGCTAAATCAAGAGGGCTAACAAAAAGACAACAAACAACTCTTAAAAAACATTCGGTACACCATACGAAAAAACATATGACCGAAATGCGTAAATTAATGCGAGCGGGTAAATCGTTTTCGGCAGCGCATAAAACTGCAATGAAAAAAGTTGGTAAATAATGGATCGATTAACAGAACTTTTAGCCGATTTACAAAAAGAGTTTTCACAAGGTAATCGGTTAGAACGTAAATTAAGTAGAACAGACGTAGATACTTCTGACTTAATTAAAAATGATGCAGCATTATTAACAGGGTTGGTCACAACTGCCACATTACCTTATACAGGACCAAAGTGGTTAGCAAATTTCGTAACCCGCGGAGACGATATTACTAGAGCAGTTTCTAAAATGTATGGTGCTGTTGGTAAAGATATGGGGAAACAAGTTCCAAAGAAAAAAGAACCTTTTCTTCCTGAAACAAGTCGAAAAATAAACGAATACATTAAAGGTCAGAAAAACGCAGATGAAAAAATGATGTTTGAATTGATGCAAATACGAAATCGTTCAGGTTCAAGAGTTGGTACGGATGTTGCAGGCAGGACACCCATGCCGCAAACTAAACCACAGTTAAACGTGGTTCGTGGACCGCGTGGACCAGTCAACATCGAACGACCAACGCAAGGTAATCTTGATTTAACAAAATTAAAAGATACAGGGATTACTTCATTAGGTAATAGAATGAATCCTAGGATGAGAGAAGATTTATTAGGTAGACGTGACCGAATACAACAAGACCTATTTAGAATGGACAGTATGCAACGTCAAGGCGAACTGGTCGATATGAATAGATTATTTAGATTACAAGACGAACTTGACGCTTTAAATAAAACTTTAAAATAATATATGTCGCAAGACAAAAAAGAAAAGTTAAAACTTTTAAAAAGGATTAACTTAGACCACCTTAATAAAGCAGAGGCAAAAGAATTTACTGTTTTATTAGAAGAACTCGAAAAACGAGAATTCCAAGAAAAATCAACAAGCACCTTTATGGATTTTGTCCGCGCTATGTGGTCAGAGTTTATCGATGGTAACCACCACAAACAAATGGCGGCGGCTTTTGATGAAATAGCATCAGGCAAGCTAAAAAGGCTAATAATAAATATGCCGCCTAGACATACGAAATCAGAATTTGCTTCTCATTTATTTCCTGCGTATTTATTAGGTAAAAATCCTAAATTAAAAATAATAGAAGCAACACACACCGCTGACCTTGCAATTAACTTTGGTAGAAAAGTTAGGGATTTAATCGACGGCGAAGAATATAAAGAACTTTTTCCTGAAACAGAATTAAAAGCAGATAGCCGTTCGGCGGGTAAATGGTTAACAAGCCAAGGCGGAGAGTATTACGCGGCAGGTATCGGAGGTGCATTAGCAGGTAGAGGTGCTGATTTGTTTATTATTGACGATCCACATTCCGAACAAGACGCTATGTCGGATAAAGCATTAGAAGAGGCGTACGAATGGTTTATGTCGGGACCTCGACAAAGGCTACAACCTGGAGGTGCAATCGTAATAGTAATGACACGTTGGTCTAAAAAAGATTTGACGGGTCGTTTAATTAAGAAAATGGCGCAAGACGAAGGTGCAGACCAATGGAAATTAATTGAGTTTCCTGCAATTTTACCTAGTGGTAAATCATTATGGGAAAACTTTTGGTCATTAGAAGAATTAAAAACTATAAAAGCATCGGTTAGCCCGTCGAAATGGGCGTCGCAATATATGCAGAGACCAACAGGTGAAGGTATTTCTATAATTCCTAAAGATTGGTTTAAGATTTGGGAAGAAGATAAACCACCTGCGTGCGAATATTTAATACAAAGTTACGATACAGCCTTTTTAAAATCAGAAAGAGCAGATTTTACAGCCATAACTACTTGGGGAGTTTGGTATCCAGAAGGACAAATAGGTGAAGAACGGTATAACGGTGACGAAGCGCACTTAATTTTATTAGATTGTATTAAAGAACGGTTCGATTTTCCTGAATTAAAAAATGAAGCGTTACGTTTATATGATTATTGGGATCCAGATACAGTAATTATTGAATCAAAAGCGTCGGGTATACCTTTAGTACAAGAATTAAGAAGGATAGGTATACCTGTAAATACATTTTCTCCAGGAAAAGGGCAAGATAAAATTGCAAGACTTAATGCAGTGAGCCCAATATTTCAAGACGGCAGGATTTGGGTGCCTGATAATCGTTGGGGAGAAGAATTAATAGAAGAAGTTTCTGATTTTCCTGGTGGCGAAAACGACGACTTAGTAGATGCTACAACTTTAGCTTTAGCTAGGTTTAGAGAGGGTGGTTTTTTAAGTCTTTCAACTGATTACGAAGACGAGTATGATTACCCAAGACGTCAAAGGGTTTATTATTAATTAAATAAGTAGTAGAGTTTGCATATATGGCTATAGAAAGACAACCTTTTTCGGTAATTCCGATAGAGCAAGGCGAGTTAGATATAGAAATCGAACAGCCCTCTATGATGGATCCACAAAATACAGAAGTATTTATAGCACAGGACGGTTCAGCGACTATAGGATTTGATCCTGACCAACAAAACAACATTGCTTTCGGCGAAAATATTGCAGAAGCACTAGATGAATCAACTTTACAAGAAATTGCTTCAGAATTAATCGGATATTACGAAGACGATTTAAATTCTAGGGACGATTGGTATACAACATTTAGTAAAGGATTAGATTTATTAGGAATTAGAGGCGAAGAACGTTCAGAACCATTTGAAGGAGCGTCGGGAGTACATCATCCTATACTTTCTGAAGCCGTAACTCAGTTTCAATCTCAAGCTTATAAAGAATTACTGCCTGCTGGCGGACCAGTTGACGTAGAAGTACTTGGAGTAAGTAACGATGCTAAATTAGAAAAAGCAAATCGTGTAAAAAACTTCATGAATTACCAAATAACGTACAAAATGGAAGAATTCGACCCAGAAATGGATCAATTATTATTTTATCTACCATTATCAGGTTCAGCATTTAAGAAAATTTACTATGATCCGTCTTTAGGACGCGCAACTTCACGATTTATAAAAGCAGAAGACCTTGTTGTTCCATATTACGCTGTAGATTTACTAACTGCGCCAAGAATTACGCATGTTATGTATATGACAGAAAATGAATTACGTAAATTACAAATATCTGGCTTTTATAGAGATAAAGTTATGTCAGAACCGTCCGAATCTTATCGAACAGAGCTTGATGATAAGTTTGATGAACTAGAAGGACTTTCAAGGACAGCACAAAATGAAGAATTTACTTTATTAGAGGTACATGTCGATTTAGATATAGAAGGTTTTGAAGATAAAGACGCTAATGGTGAAGAAACGGGTATAGCGTTGCCGTATATCGTAACAGTTTGTAAAGATACCAATGACATTCTGGCAATCCGCCCAAATTATGATCCTAATGATCCAATGCGCAAAAAGATAGAGCACTTCACCCACTTTAAATTTTTGCCTGGATTAGGATTTTATGGATTCGGCTTAATTCACATGATGGGCGGGTTGACCAGATCCGTGACAGCGATATTAAGGCAATTAATAGACGCAGGTACACTTTCTAATTTACCAGCAGGTTTTAAAGCCAGAGGGTTAAATATTCAAAAACATGATGACCCACTACAACCTGGAGAATTTAGAGATGTTGATGTTCCAGGAGGAAGATTAGCAGATTCATTTTTACCATTACCTTATAAAGAACCAAGTGCAACTTTAACTAATTTATTAAGTTTGTTAATAGATTCAGGTAAGCAGTTTGCTGCAACTATTGAACAACCTACAGGGGATGGTAATTCAGAAGCACCTGTTGGTACAACAGTAGCTTTATTAGAAAAAGGTCAACGTGTTATGTCTGCAATACATAAACGTTTACATTACGCACAGCGTCAAGAATTTAAAATATTAAAAAGAGTATTTAGCGAAACGCTTCCTCCAGAATATCCGTATTCTGTACAAGGAGCTTCATCTAATGTTTTTCAAACAGATTTTGATAGATCAGTGGATGTTATACCTATTAGTGATCCTAATATTTTTAGTATGACACAAAGGATTGTTTTAGCGCAAACTCAATTACAAATGGCACAAGCCGCTCCTGATATACATAATTTACGCGAAGCTTATAGAAAAATGTATTTAGCTTTAAACGTAAAAGATATAGATGCTATATTACCCGCTGAAGAAGAAGTTCCTCCAAGAGATCCCGTTAGTGAACAACAAGCCGCTATAACTGGACAGCCTATAAAGGCATATGAATTCCAAAACCATGAAGCATACATAGCCGCCCATAGTGCGTTTTTACAAAACCCCATGGCTCAACAAAACCCTGCAATACTACAGATTATTGGAGCTAATATTCAAGAGCACCAAGCGATGTTGTATAGAATACAAATAGAACAAGCATTAGGACAGACACTGCCTTCATTAGACCAACCTATGCCTCCTGAATTAATGAATGAATTAGCAGTAGCTTCTGCTACAGCAACACAACAAGTTACAGGTCAAGCACAAGCGATGGCACAGGCACAAGCGATAGCACAAAGCGATCCACAACGCGAAATGTTCGAACAGCAATTACAACAAGAACGTGATGAGTTGATGCAAAAAGAAATGAGCGAACAACGTAAAGCAGAATTAGAAATGCAAAAAGCTCAAATAAATGCACAACTAGAAATGGAACGTATAGACGCAAACCGTGATGCGCAAGAAGTTAAAACTGCAATAGACTTACAAGAACTTGAAATGAAAAACGAGAGAGAAGTAGAAAAGAATTTTAATGAACTGGTACAAACAGTAAAACAATCAACTAGAGAGGAATAGTTATGAATAAATATTTTAATAACGATGACTACCCAGCACCTAAGTCGATGTCTAAATCTTCTTCTATGGCAAACCCTGCTGTACAAGACGATTCTAAAACACAAGAGGTACAGGCTGGTAAACTTATTATCAAAGATGATAAAGTTACTGGTGAAGAATCTCAGATGAAAGCTGGATATGGTCAGACTAAAGGATTACTTTACTATAAATACATTAAATAATTAGTGGATTTTGTAAAAGTAATGGAGCACTTGCTCCAAAAAATACGAAAGAGAAAAGATGATCTTTCGCTTACGTTGGCTACTGGTAGCGTTCAAGATTTTGAACAATACCAAAGAGTGGTCGGAGAAATAGCTGGTTTGAATATAGCGGAGCAGGAAATTCAAACCGTACAATCTAATATGGAGGATATAGATGACTGATACTGTTCCAAATCGAGTAGATAATTTTGGCAGTACCCCACCTGTAGAAGAACAGGAAGCTGGGTTAACTGTTGAAACATTAGACTCGCACACGGAAAAATTACCGCACCCTACAGGATATAGGATATTAATCCTTCCTTTTTCTACGCCGTCTGTTACAAAAAGTGGAATACATTTAGCAAAACAAACAGTTGATAAAGAACGATTAGCAACTGTGGTTGGCTATGTAGTTAGGCTTGGACCTGACGCTTATAAAGACGAAAACAAGTTTCCAGATGGAGCTTGGTGTACAGAAGGGGACTGGGTTATATTCGGAAGATATGCTGGAGCTCGTTTTAGAATCGAAGGTGGCGATATGCGCCTTTTAAACGACGACGAAATTCTAGCTGTTATTAATAATCCTGAAGATATATTATCATAAACGTGGAGAATACCATGCAAGAAGAAGCACAAAAAATAGAATTAGAACTTCCTGAAGGGGAGGTGGATATAAGAGAAGCTGACGTAGACGATTCAGTACCTATGGGGATAGAAGAACCTGTAGTAGAAGAATCTGCAGCAGCGGAAGAAGAATTAGATAAGATTAGTGAAAGCGTACAAAAACGCATAGATAAACTAACTTATAAAATGAGAGAAGCTGAAAGACAGAGAGATGAAGCAGTAAATTACGCACAAACCATTCATCAAGATAATTCAGAATTAAAAGAAAAATTAAAAAATTCTGATTCTTCTCTTTTCAAAGAATACGACAATCGTATACAATCGGATCTTGAAAGAGCCAAAAACAATTTAAGAGTGGCTCAAGAAACAGGAAATGTAGATGATATTGCTAGTGCGACAGAATTACTTTCAAGGAGTGCGGCGGAAGCTGAAAACCTTAAAAGGCTTACTGCGCAGCAACAAGCAAGACAAACTTCTAACGAGCAAGAAGTACAAGTTCCTGAATTTAATCAACCAACTCCGCCACCAGATCCAAAAGCTGAGGCTTGGGCTAATAAGGCTGGAAATGAATGGTTTGGAACAGACGAAGCTATGACCTACGCTGCTTTTGGAATACATAAAATGTTAGTAGAAGAAGGCGTAGACCCACATAGCGACACTTATTATGATAGAGTAGACTCGAAAATAAGAGAATACTTTCCTCAAAAGTTTTCGGAAGAGCAATCTGCCCCCACGCAACAGGTTGCTGCCAGTAGCAGAGGTGCCACAGGTAAGAAAAATGCGCGCAAAATAAAACTCACGCCAAGTCAGGTAGCGATAGCTAAACGACTTAACGTGCCACTAGAAGAATATGCAAAACATATTGAGCAAGGAGTATAAAAATGACAGATAACAATAATAGAAACTCCAGGTCTGCAGAGACTCGAGAAACTCAAACTCGCAGAAAACCATGGCAACCACCGTCTATGTTAGACGCACCTAAAGCACCTGATGGCTATAGTCATCGATGGATCCGTGAATCTGTAAGGGGACAAGATGATAAATCTAATATGTCAAAACGTATTAGAGAGGGATATGAACCTGTGAGAGCAGAAGATTATCCTGACTTCGAAGCTCCAACTATAGAAGGTGGAAACAGAAGCGGTGTAATAGGGGTTGGTGGTTTGATATTAGCAAAAGTTCCGAACGAAACCAAAGAGGAAAGAAACGATTACTTTAGACAACAGACAAGTGATCAACTCAATGGCGTAGATCATAACTATTTGCGAGAAAGCGATCCGAAGATGCCCTTAAAAGATAGCGATATCCAAAGATCATCTAAGGTTCAATTTGGAAGTCGACCTGATAAGTCGTCTGATTAATAATAATTTTATATAGAGGTATATAATATGGCAAATACAGATGCCCCAAATGGTTTCACGCCAGCTTACCATTTATATGGAGGAGTTATTAGACCTGCTCGTATGAGAATCGCTAGTGGCTACGGTACTTCAATTTTTAGTGGAGACGTAGTTACATTATCCAGTGGTTATGTACAACAAGCGGGGGCTACTGACACTCCTGTAGGTGTTTTTTATGGTGTGTTTTTCACAGCGACCGATGGCGAGCCTACTTTTTCTAAAGTATGGACTGGCTCAACTGCTACTCAAGGAAGTGCGGATGCCGAGGCTTTGGTTTATAGCGATCCTGGAATCGTTTACGAAGCTCAATTTACAGCGGGAACTCCTGCAGTAAGTTTTATCGGAAGTAAGTACACTCTTTCAACTACTGCTGGCAGCACTGTCAATGGTAGATCAAAAGAAGGTGTTACTGCAACTACTTCTTCTGGTGTAGCGTTATGCGTAGGTTTTAATTTAGCTCCGAGTAATTCGATAGGTGCTAATGCTAGAGCTTACTTCACATTCCCGACCAATACATTTGCGGTCTAATTTAGGAGAATAAATAATGGCAATTAATAGAGCACAATTAGTCAAAGAGTTGACTCCTGGACTACACGCACTTTTTGGTTTAGAGTATGATCGTTATGAAAACGAACATGAAGAAATCTTCGATACTGAAACTTCAGAGAGAGCTTTTGAAGAAGAAGTTATGTTAACAGGCTTCGGTGAAGCTTCTGTTAAAGGTGAAGGTGCTGCAGTTGTTTACGACACAGCGCAAGAGGCTTTTACAGCAAGGTATTCACACGAAACTGTTGCATTAGCTTTTGCTTTAACTGAAGAAGCTATAGAAGATAATCTTTATGATACTCTTTCCTCAAGGTATACAAGAGCTTTAGCTCGTTCAATGTCTACAACAAAACAGGTAAAAGCAGCCAATGTTCTTAATAATGCTTTCAACTCCAGTTTTCCTGGAGGTGACGGTAAAGAACTTTGTGCAACTGATCACCCAACTGTTGCAAACATTGATCAAAGAAATGAGTTGGCTACAGCCGCTGACCTTAATGAAACATCTTTAGAACAAGCATTGATAGATATCGCTGCTTTTCAAGATGAAAGAGGTCTAAAAATTAACGCACAGGCGACTAAGTTGATTATTCCACCTGCGCTACAATTTACAGCTGATAGACTCATGGAAAGTCCAGGAAGAGTTAACACCTCTGATAACGACATAAATGCAATAAGAAACATGGGTATGGTTTCTGGAGGCTACGCAGTCAATCATTATCTAACAGATACTGATGCGTTCTTCATCAAAACAGACGTACCTAATGGCTTAAAGCATTTCGTTAGAACACCTGTATCAACCAGCATGGAAGGTGACTTCGAAACTGGTAATGTAAGATATAAGGCTAGAGAGCGTTATAGCTTTGGATTTAGTGACTGGAGAGGAATCTTTGGTTCACCAGGAGCGTAAATAACTTCTTTGTTATTAGAAAGGGAGGCTTCGGCTTCCCTTTCTTTTTTAAAATTTATAATATAGAATGACAAAAGATCTAGGGAGAAACAAACAATCTATCGACTGACCTAGCAGACTCGCCAAGACGATAGAGTATTAAGGAGACTTAATTATGGCAAAATCAACTTTTTCAGGACCAGTAAAATCATTAGCTGGTTTTATTTCAGCAGGTAACGCAACGGTAGTAAGCTTAACAGCAGATACTACACTTACAGTAGCGTCTCACGCAGGTAAAGTTCTTACTTGTAACGACGCAGACGGTAAATTTACTTTACCAAGTATTGTTGCTACAGCACCAGGAAGAGATGACGATCCTAATCAATTAAATAATTTAGGAGCTAGTTTCTTCTTCGTAGTGGAAACTGCTGCAACTGATATGGATATTTTAACCGATGGAACTGATAAGTTTGTAGGTGGACTTTACACAGGTGTAAATAACGCTACAGGTAAAACATTTATATCAGGCGCAAGCAATGACGTTATAACCTTAAACGGTTCTACTAAAGGCGGATTAGCTGGTAGTATTATTAGAGTTACTGCTATGGCTTCTGCTAAGTATGCAGTTGAAGGTATTACACTAGGTTCAGGAACTTTAGTAACACCATTCGCTGACGCTTAATATTAATTTAGGAGAATAGAATGGCATCATCAGATGTAAAAGGCTCTAAGGCACTAACAGCTACTGGACAGTTACAAGGTTTTATTGGGACAGGGGCAGGAACTGCAACTAATTTAGGACCAATAAGAATACAATCTGTTCAAGCTCAGTCAAGTGACGCAGACGCCTCAATAAAAATCTACGATGGAACAAGTGCTAGCGGTACAAAACTTTTGATTGAGTTTAAATTTGGTTCAGCAGCTAATGAGTATTTTGATCATTACTTGCCTAACGATGGAGTTAAATTTGGTACAGGAGCGCATGTTGTATTAGCTAATTGCGACTTTTTTATAGCGTATTACAACTAATATGGCAACATCAGGCACTCGTACATTTAATTTAGATGTAGCGACCGCAATAGAGGACGCATATGAACTTGCGGGTTTAGAAGCCCGCACGTCATATGATGCTGTTACTGCAAGACGCTCTCTAAATCTTCTATTCGCTGATTGGTCTAATAGAGGTATACAGATGTGGGAAGTCACCAAAGTTGAGCAAACTCTCACACAAGGTGATGAAACATACACTCTTAATCAGTTTGATATAGATATATTAGACGCATATATTGAACGTTCTGTTAACGGAACTACTACAGATTTTTCTTTAAGTAGAATAGATCGTAATGAATATATAAATATACCAGTCAAAACTACAACAGGACGACCAACACAGTTTTGGTTTGAAAGACTAATAACTCCTGTTATACACCTTTATCCCACACCAGAGAATTCTACCGATAAACTCATTTACTATTCTTGGCAAAGAATCCAAGATGCTACGGCTTCAATAAATGATTTAGATATTCCTAGTAGGTTTATGCCTTGTTTAGTATCAGGTTTAGCTTACTATCTATGTTTAAAAAAGAATACACAAAAACTATCAGTTATACAGCCCTTATACGAACAAAATTTAGAAAACGCTATTAAATACGATGAGGATAGATCTTCAGTTCATTTAGTACCTTCGAGGAGTGGAAGAATTTAATGGCATACGCAGCAGGCAAATATGCATATTCGATATGTGATAGATGTGGGTTCCGTTATAGATACTTAGATATGCGTACAGAATGGGATCACACGAGAGTGTGTCCTGAGTGCTACGAACCAAAACACCCACAATTAGACCCAGTACATCCTCCGAACGATGCCGAGGCTTTATGGCAAGCTCGACCTGATGTCCCGCTACCCCAAGCGCAATTAGGTCGAGTCACTACCCGTAATCCATCTGACACAGTAATAGCTACAAAAGGCACAAATATGATGAGGTTCAGAGACGATCCAAATATTGGTAGTGCGTTTTCTGGAAGCATAGGGCAAACCGCTTTAGGAACTTTAGACATTAGCGTAAATGAACCAGTGTCTCCTGACGCTACATCAGAGTTATCAGGGGTTGCAAGCACGGGTAGTGTCGATTCGCTTACGACTTCTGTATCAGACGACATAGCAACACCAACAGGATTAGCTGGCACAGGAAGTGTAGGTTCTTTAACCGTGACGGGAGCTTCTTCTCTTACTAGCTACACAGTCACAGTGGCTAGTTATTCTGGATCAAATTATTTTTATATCGATGGATCTAGAGCAGCAACATTAAATTTAACAGAGGGGCAAACATACAGGTTTGATCAATCTGATAGCAGCAACAGCAACCATCCGTTGAGAATATCTACTACATCAGACGGAACGCACGGCGGAGGATCAGCATACACAACTGGAGTAACAACAAATGGAACACCTGGAAGTTCTGGAGCATACACCCAGATTACAGTAGCCTCTGGTGCGCCTACACTTTATTATTATTGTGCTAATCATTCTGGAATGGGAGGACAGATAAACACCTAAAATGGCAGGATTTACCTACAATGAACTTACTTCGGCTATTCAAAACTATATGGATAATACCGAAACTACCTTCACGAATACTATCCCGACTTTTATACAGCAGGCTGAAGAAAAAATATTAAAATCAGTAGAGCTTTCTGTATTTAGAAAAAACGTAACAGGAACGGCTTCCTCTGGGAATACATATTTAGCTACACCAACAGATTTCCTATCCCCCTTCAGTTTAGCTGTTATCGATTCTAGTAAAAATTATAGCTATCTATTGTTAAAACACACATCTTGGATAAGAGACTATACTCCTGCAGAAACTTACACAAACTTTACAGTTACTGTCGCTAGCGGAGAAAATACATACGGCTCTGGTAATAAATACTACATAGACGGAGAAAATAGCCCTACATTAAATTTGATAGAGGGACAAACGTATAGGTTTGACCAGTCAGATAGCACTAACTTGAATCATCCGTTACGTTTCTCTACAACAGGTAACGGAACATGGGCAGGTGGTACAGAGTACACTACAGGAGTAACAACCGTTGGAACTCCAGGGAGTGCGGGAGCATATACACAGATAGTTGTGGCTAGAGGAGCCCCTACCTTACACTACTACTGCACTAATCATTCAGGAATGGGAGGACAAGCTAATACCCTTGAAGGAGCCGAAACTGATCTACCTTTATTTTATGCAATTTTCGACGACAACACTTTTATACTAGCTCCTACCCCGCAAACAGATTTAACTTTTGAATTACATTATTTTTACAGACCTTCTTCATTAGTAGATGCAGGCGGAACGGGAAGTACGTGGCTTTCTACGAATGCTTCTAATGTTTTACTATACGGGTGTTTAGTTGAAGCTGCTATTTTTATGAAACTACCTCCCTCAGATATACAAACATATGACATAAAATATCAAGAGGGTTTACAAAGATTAAAACTATTAGGTGAATCTAAAGAGGAAAGAGACGGAGCAAGATACGATAATCTCAGATTACCTCCGCAGTAAAAATGTTAAAAGAACCTCTGCCTGAATTAAAAGATAAAAACGTAGCATTAATAGCTATGGGGCAAAGTCAACTAGATTACCATTTATCAAGAACACATAGTTTATATTTTGATGAGATATGGGCTATAAATGCTATGATAGGTGTTTTACCAGAAATCGACAGAGCTTTTATATTAGACCCCATGTCGAGGTTTCTTGATACGGAAGATGCAGGAAGCATGACTTCTATGATGCGCAAATATCTGCCTACAGTCAAATATCCTATTTATACTTGTGAACTTGACCAAAGAGTGCCTGCTGCTGAAAAGTATCCATTAGATCCTCTAGTAGCCGATTTAAGCTGTGCTTATTTTAACAACACTGTAGCTTATGCAATCGCTTTTGCTTTATGGAGTAAAGTTAGTCATTTAACGGTTTTTGGCGTAGATTTTACTTATAAAACTAATATGCACTTTGCAGAATCTGGAAAAGCTTGTTGTGAGTTTTGGTTAGCTAAATGTATGGAAAATGGAATAAATGTTTCTGTAGCCCCTAGGTCAAACCTATTAGAGACTAATGTAGATATAAAAGAAAAACTTTACGGATACCATAGATTAAAAGATCCTATCGTAACTTATCAAAAAGAAGGTACAATAAAAACTTGTAAATGGTCAGAGGTAGAGCAGATAGACCAACCTGAACCACAAATGATTGATAGAAATGATTTACCACCTGAACCAAAGGAGTATTAATGTTTTCGATAAATTCTGATACAGAAGTTGGCAACCTTGGGGTTGTTACTACTAACCACAGAGGGCATACTGTAGAAGAAGTCGCACAAATGGCAACTGACAGATTAGTTTCCATAAGCGATTCTGCCCCTGCACCCATAAGGGATCAAGCACATGTTTTTAAAGAAGCATGCAAACAAATTATTATTTATTATATGAATGAGGCTGTCAAAAACCATGTTTGTACAATATGTAATGAATTAGAAAAACAAGGTCAACAAGACCTAGCAAATATTATTAGGAGATTATAATGGCGATAACACAAGCAATGTGCACTTCTTTTAAAAAAGAACTTTTAGAGGGTGTTCACAATTTTAAAGCTTCGGGTGGCAACACTTTTAAGCTAGCGTTATACACAAGCTCTGCAACCATGAGTGCGGCTACTACAGCGTTTACTACGACTAATCAAGCTAGTGGAACAAACTACACATCAGGTGGAGCAGCGTTAACAAATGTCAATCCAACATCTTCTGGAACCACTGCGTTTACAGATTTTAATGATCTAACATTTGGAACAGCTACAGTCACAGCAAGAGGTTGTATGATCTACAACGACTCTGCTTCAGGTGATCCAGCTGTTGCGGTGTTTGATTTTGGTGGAGACAAGACATCAACTGCGGGAAGCTTTACTATCCAATTCCCAGCAGCAGACGCAAGTAACGCAGTAATAAGAATAGCGTAACCTCTAAATGGCAGGTTGGGGTCGAGCTGGCTGGGGGCAGGGTCCCTGGGGTCAGCCCGCTATAGTTAATGTAACTGTAAACCTTACAGGTGTTGCAGGGACTTCTGCGTTAGGTGCAGAAACAGTATCTTGTGACGCAAACGTAACAGAAACAGGTGTTACTTGCACAGCCTCGATTGGCTCTCTTACAGCCACGGGTGCCGCAACTGTAACAGAAACAGGCTTAGCAGGAACCACTGCATTAGGCTCTGTAGCTGTTTCTGCTGGTGGCGATGTAGCTGTAACAGGCTTGTCTGCTACTACTTCATTAGGAGGCGTATCTGCCTCTGGTCAAGGAGAGGCTTCTTTAACAGGACTAGCTGGCACAGCTTTATTAGGATCGGTAACTACAACAGCTGATGCGAATGTTTCAGAAACAGGCGTAGTTGGCACAACAGCACTAGGTAATGTAGCTACTGCTGGAGCTGCCTTAACGGGTGTTTCAGGTACAGCTTCTACAATATCTTTAGGAGATGAAACTGTAACTTGTGATGCTAATGTGTCCCCAACAGGCGTGTCTGCTACAGGAGTAGTTGCAAACTTAACTATCCTTACTGTAAATAATGTAAGCATCACAGGAGTTTTAGGAACTGGTTCGGTAGGAACAACAACTGTAAACGCACAAGCAATAATCTCTTTAACAGGAGTAGAGTCATTAGGGGCAACAAGTCAAATACTTGTTTGGGGCTTAGTTGACGACTCACAAGATCCAAGTTGGATAAACATAACAGATACACAAGATCCAAGTTGGACAAGTATAAGTGACTCACAAGATCCTAATTGGGAAGAAGTTGCTTAACTATTATGAAAAAACAGAATATAATCAAAGTGGAGATATAAATTATGGCGAGCTCATACGTAAACAATTTAAGACTTAATGAAATGGCGACAGGTGACGCGTCAGGAACTTGGGGCGATACGACGAATACCAACTTAGAGTTGATTGGAGAGGCACTTGGATTCGGTACTGAGGCAATAACTACAAACGCAGATACACATACTACTACAGTAGCAGATGGAGCATCTGACGCTGGTAGAGCTATGTATCTTCAATATACAGGCACATTAGATTCGACGTGTACTATAACTATTGCACCTAACACTATGAAAAGGATGCAGTTCATAGAAAACGGCACAAGCGGATCTCAAAATATTGTTATTTCACAAGGCTCTGGAGCTAACGTAACAATCGCTCCAGGTGATGTAAAAGCAGTTTATTTAGATGGTGCTGGTAGTGGCGCAGCAGTAACAGATGCTTTTACTAGCTTGAACATAGGTACTACTTCTGGAGGTGCAACTGTTAATGGCATAACCAGTAAGACTTTCGGCACAAGCTCCATAATGATTGGGGATACGACTACAGGAACTATTGATGCTGCTAATTATAATGTTGGATTAGGTGTAGATGTCTTTGCAGCTTTGACTACTGGTGATGATAACACAGCAGTAGGTTACTTAGCTTTGAATGATAACACTACAGGTGTAAGAAATGTTGCAATAGGTAGCACATCGCTTGATGTAAATACAACTGGTGGTGATAATGTAGCTGTCGGAGCAAACGCTTTAGGTGCTAACACTACAGCTTCTAATAATACAGGAGTAGGTTCGGCTGCTCTTATGGCAAACACAACTGGAGCATACAACACAGGTTTAGGTAACTCCGCAATGATTGCAAATACGACTGGAGCTAATAATGTTGCAGTAGGTTATCAGGCTTTAGATGCTAACACTACTGCATCTAACAACACAGCAGTTGGTTATCACTCTTTAACAGCAAACACGACAGGTTCAGAAAATACTGCCCTAGGTAGAGATGCACTTGCAGCTAATACTACAGCTAATAACAATACAGCAGTTGCCTATAGAGCCTTGTACTCAAATACAACAGGAACTTTAAATGCAGCTTTTGGTACAGCAGCTTTGCTTACAAATACAACAGGAACAAAAAACACAGCAGTAGGTGCATTAACTTTAGACGCTAATACTGAAGGTGGAGAAAATGTGGCAATCGGATATGATGCCTTAACAACAGATACACTAGGCTCACATTCAGTTGCAGTAGGTCCATCAGCTTTAAGAAGTCAAAACTTTACAAGTGCTACAAATGTTTTTAATACAGCAGTTGGTTCTTTTGCTATGTATACAAATACTACAGGAACGCAAAATACAGCAATGGGTAGAAATGCTTTATACGCAAATACGACAGCAGATAACAACGTAGCAGTTGGTTTTAATTCTTTATTAGCAAACACCACAGGTGCAGGTAATACAGCTGTTGGTAAAAGTGCTATGTACTCAAATACTACAGCAAGTAACAACACAGCAGTTGGAGTAGAAGCTCTTGGTTTAAACACTACAGGTAATGAAAATGTAGCAGTCGGTGCAGAAGCCTTAGAAGCTAATACAACTGGAACTGATAATACTGCGGTAGGTTATCAAGCACTAGAAGCTAATACAACTGCAATTAACAATACTGGATTAGGTAGAGCAGCACTTAAAGCTAATACGACAGGTGCAAACAATACTGCGGTTGGCTATGTAGCTTTATTTTCAAACACTACAGGTGCGCAAAATACGAGTGTTGGTCACAATGCTTTATATGGCACGACTACAGGTTCTAACAATACAGGTCTTGGTCAAGGTGCTTTACAAGGCAACACAACAGCTTCAAACAACACAGCAGTTGGAAAAGCTGCTTTAAGTGTAAACACTACAGGATACTCAAACGTAGCAGTAGGAGCAGCGTGTTTAGATGCAAACACTACTGGCGTACAAAATACAGCAGTTGGTACAAGTGCTTTAACATCATGTACAGTAGGAAATTCTAACGTAGCCGTAGGGCATGGAGCTTTAGAGGATTTAACTACAGCAGCTTATGCGACAGCAGTTGGGCATGATTCTTTTACTAATTTAACTACAGGTGCTGACAATACTGCTTTAGGTCTACAATCGGGTACTACTCTTACAACGGGAGGACAAAACACTATTATAGGAATGCAATGTAATGTATCAGCAGCAGGTGCAGTAAAACAAACAGTAGTTGGCTGTGCTGTAACCGCTTCAGGTAATAGCACAACAACACTTGGGTTTTATACAACTGATTCAACTTTGGCTCATGGTGGAACAACTTGGACAGCACCTTCAGATGTAAGATTAAAAGAAGACATCCAAGATGAAGAAGTTGGATTAAACTTTATAAATGATTTAAGACCTGTAACTTTCAGATGGAAGAAAGGTAAAGACGTTCCTTCAGAAATGAAAGCTCATGTACCTGACTCAGAAGAAAGAGTTATGAATGGTAAATACAATCATGGTTTTATAGCACAAGAAGTTAAAGAAGTTATAAATAAATACAATTTAAAAGATGGCTTTGACATGTGGACAGAAGATGAAGCTGATGGAAGACAACGTATCGGTGAAGCAGCTTTAATGCCTTTAATGGTTAAAGCAGTACAAGAACTTTCGGCAAAGGTCGAAGAATTAGAAAATAAATTAAACGGAGAATAATATGGCTCAAACAGTAGCAGAATGCTTAACAGCAGCAGAAGATAGCGTAACAGTTATCAATGATATAAATACTAATGGTAAGAAATCAGTTTATGTTGCTGGTTCAGCAGAAGCAGATACAAC